CTTTATAACTCTCGGATTGTTCGTTTCCATCAAATCATCAAAAGAAACAGAATCAACAGTTTTGTAGTATCCTTCCTTTCTGTTGCTGTAAAACTTCTTGTCGCGGACAGTCACTCCTGTTGAATTTTCCGGGGTTGATGCAAACAGCTTTTGTTCACTGTTTTTCCAAACCGCCTTGTTGTAGACTTTTACATTTTTCAGATCGGAGGTTCTTGATACTGAAATGTCGTATGACACAGGGTGTGCTTCATAGCAAATTACTTCATCAAAAAACTCAGAAGCTGCCTTTGCAAACTCACCGATGTTTGACCCTATATCAATTATGCAACCACCACTGCCATAAGTCGGGAGATGAACTATATTTGACTTTGCATCATTTATTGATTTCGTTAGTTGCTCCTCACCACCCCAGTCCAAATTGTTGTGGTCCCAGTCAACAACTTTTTGCCTCCAATTTGCCATTATAGGTGTCCCTCTTTCTTGTACCACTTCACAACCTCGATCAGAGCCTCGACGTCGGCGGTTGCGCGGTGAGCACCTTGCATATGCAAACCAGTCACTTCCTCGTAAATGTCACCCAGTTTGCGCTTCTTGCCCCAGACACTCTCTCCAACCTCGACTGTGCAGATGTGCTCATAAGGCCATGGGAACTTAGTCAGCTTGTCAAGACGCTCAAGCTCGAACTTGAGAATCTTACGGTCAAATGGTAAGTTGTGAGCGACGAGAGTTTTCTCACCCAGGAAAAATTCACAGACCTGCTGGTAGTAAGCAACAAATGGCTTCTCGTCCTTCAGCTTGTCGTCTGTGATGCCAGTTATCTTGGTGATGATGGGTGGCAGTTCGTATCCTGGGTGACAGAAGAACTCTAGCCTTTCTATTTCCTTGAGGTCTTCGTCCAGCTTGACCGCCCCGAACTCAATTATCTTCGGTTGTTGGTCTAGGTCTGATCCTTCGGCCTTCGGTAAGCCTGTGGTCTCAGTGTCGAATACTATCATCAACTGCCTCCAGCATGAATGCGTAAACACCAAGGTCGTGGATCGAATCCTTGTGAGGCTCTTTCCACTGATTTGAATAGCGGATCAATTTGCTGACCACCATGTTCAACAACCCCATCCGGTTGAAGTCGTCCTGAGTCTTGAGCTCAACCCCATCCGGGAAAAGGACATCCATGACCTCGCCGTACTGAATATAAGATGGGCCATACGATGCACCTCGCTCCCGGAAAGTCTTTGCTGCTTCCTCAAGGTTCTTCAGTGGCTCCGGCTTCTTGGCCCTCGGCGAACCCTTTTGCAAACCCTTCTGCTTTGCCTGACTCATAGTTGACCTCTTCCTCTTCCTTGAATTCCGCGTCCAGATCTCGTGAGGCTTGCTCAACTGCCTCTTCCAATTTCGATAAGAGAGTCGCCCGGATGTCAAAAATGCGAGCGACCTTCTCACCGTCGATCTCGATATCGTTGCCATTGATTATCACATCCATTACAGGTCTCCCGGTGCAACTTGGAGGCAAGTCAAACCTTCTCCTCGCCACATATCAACTACGATCTTGCGATCCTCCAACACAAACCAAACTGAGTCCTGCTCGTCTCGAGGAAGAGCATTGTACAGTCTCCGCTTGCACTCGTCATCAGACGACTCATCACCAACAGGTCTCATTATCAAACGACTGAATGGAATCTCATTGAGATTGAGCCACTTCATAGTGGCTTTGCGGTGAGAAGCATCTCGCGCAGTCATGATTACAATCTCTACGCCTTCAGAAGCCAAATGCCTAACGATGTTACAAACATCTTCAATAGGCTTATCGTTTATGCCTTCTGAATTGAACTTGTCGTAGTCACGCAGCTTGTAGTGCTTGATGCGATGGGTGTAGTCAGAGATCGTCCCGTCAAGATCAGCGATAACAATCCGGTTACGCATAGGAAGCCTCCTGTGCCCAGTCAGGTGCACCAAGTTTCCAAACGGCGAAGCCCATCTTCTCGCCGAGATAGTATTTACGGTAAGCAGCTGTCGTCGATGCGCACTTGTACTCTGGGGGCATGCACTGTGGTGGTGGGTAAAACTCGCCTGACTTCAGGTTGAGTGGAGACAGGCTGATTGGCAGCAGGATTTTGCTCGAGGCATGGCGCTTGCCGTAACGTGCTGTGTATTCCTCCAACAAGCCTTTGAACAGACCAACAAGCCAGTCGTAGTTCTCTCTGTTGGATCGTGCCCAAACTGCGCTCGGGTGGTTTCTGTGGGTGGACTTATAAAGCCCACGTTGGTCAGCGAGTTCGTCGCCGTCTAGCTCGCGGTGTGCGGTTGACAGCAGTTGCGCCGTCTCCAGGATCATTTTAACGCAGTGCTTGTCGCAGTGCATCTTCGCAGCTACCCGGCAGTCCGGGTGTAGATAGAAAATGTTCATTCGTAATTCCTTTCTGATAACGAATTAATCTTACTTCTTATTGACAGACCCGAAAAGCCTTTTTATCCTTCCGCGAATGCCTTCGTTCTCGGAGGCGTGAGCACTGGTGTCGATGTAGTAGTAAAGAGCATAGCAGACCTGCGCTCTGCGGAGTTGGTATTTCTCCATGAGCTGGGTCACAGTCATGGTCTTTTTATCCTCCCGGATAGACTGAACCTCCTCCGGGACCCATGTGTGTTTTGGTCCTAGTGCCATTGGTCTCTCCTAATTAAGTGATTTGGCCATCGATGGGGCTGACCATTCGGTCGGTGTCAAGAATGGCTCTGCCCAAGGATGAACATCAACAACGCAGTTCACCATCGCTTTGAAGATCTGCTGGTACTCACCTTGGGCACGAGGTGACAAGCGAGACTTAGCCATCTCGTGAAGAGTTCGTAGGCTAAATTTGGCAACGATGTTTGTGTGAATGTTTGTCGGCAGAATCCCACGAGCATCTTCAGCAGGGACCAGCTCTCTTAATTTCTGGTAGCTGTCGTTGATCTGCTTCATCGCCTCGTCGTACATTTTGTTGGCAGTCTCGTCTGACTCGATCCTTGGTGGTGTGTAGTAGCCAAACCCAGCCATGTCGACAGTACGTTGCGATTGCTGTGCATAGCTGCCCTGACGAGTCCTAACGAACTGGTGGGTGAACGCTCTGGTGACATCCCTAAGCTCAAAGGTGTAATCAACAAACTCCCAGCTAGACTTGATCGTCTGAAGCATGTAGTCAAGCTCTGCTTGCTTCTTGTCCTCTGGCCAGTCTTTGATTTCTGAATACGCATCCTCAACATTTAACAGCCGAGTGTTCTTGGTGAAGATCAGGAGGTCTTTGGCATCCTGAGTGAAGTTGACGAGCTTGATCTTCATTGGTTAGTTCCTTTCTCGTTGTGAACCATTCTTCCGTAATTGGATTTTGAGCTTATGAATTTTTCAACCTGTCGGATGTCGTCAACGACATCATCGAGCAGCAGCTGCCGCCAAGTTGCGAACCGGCCAACAGAATATATGTTGTACCTGCTGGTCATCTCAAATATGAAATCTTTCCTCAGTGCATCATCGATTGGCAGGATCTTCCCATACTCCTGAGAAGAGATCTGCAGATCTACCAGCTTCTTTGCTCTGATGCCGAAGTCGTCGTACAGAACTCCCATGATGTGCTCACCAGCACCAGCATCTGGCTCCTCTGTGAATTCAGAGATGACGACATCTCCGATAACAGAAGTCCTGTACTGCTTGACGATCTGAGAGGGATAATAAATCGTTTGATAAATTTCGCAATCTGGGGACTCAATCCTGCCACGCACAGTATAGATCTTTTGCCTCCGGAAGAATGGGATGTTTTCCCAACCAACTATTTTCATCAACACAGGCATGGGTATGGTTGATATTATTGGCTGGCCTTTGTGCCAGTCCCTTTGCTCCTCAATGATGTCAAGAGTCAGCTCTTTGTCATAACTGATAGAACAGTTCTGAGCCATCTTTGATATGAGATCTTCTGGTGCGATATACCGTTCGCCAGGATCAAGGTTCGTTATCGACCTGTCAACAATAGCACCAGTGACTTTCTGGGAGTACATGTTGCTGTAGAAAGGCGATGGCTCCGTAACCAAATCATTGCCATACCGGATTGCTTTTGTGACGTTGACCTGTTTGAATCCTACGGCACAAGAAGAGCCAACCTTGTCAGTCCGGAAGCGAAGCAAAGCTGAGTGGTTGTTTGGCAGCTGCTTCTTAGCCTCTCTGATGATTGGCTTGAAAGACCTCAACATGTTGCCGGCCAAAAGCCCTGCCAATCCTGCCCCGTAAATTATCATTAGCTGCTCCTTGGTGCACAGGTTATGTCGATGATCACGGGCGTCTTGTGGCCGTTGATCCGTAGCCTACTATAGATCATGACAGGTCTGAGGTTAACAGCTTTGCAATCTTCAATCGCATTGATCACCTCGTGTCGGCTCATGACCTCGATCTCTTGGTCTGTCTTGAGAGTTATATTTTGAGCCTTGTCTGCACACCCAATAAGGCATACAGAAAGAATCGCTAAAGATAATAATTTCACTGGTTGGTTCCTTTCTTGGTGAGACTAGGAGTCAGAATACTCCACTCGGCCTTTCTTGAAGTCATGCAGCAGATCAATCCTGCGACCACCCCAAGCAATGAATTCCTCGTAAGTGACTGGCGACTTGTCAATCAAAATTTGGAGAGAGCTGTGCCCCACAGACCCTTGTCTGCGAGGATTCTCCTCGAGATGGGTTCGCAGAGTTTTCCCTTTCAAGTCAACTCGGACTCGGCTTTTTTTATTCTCCACTTTGGCTCCTTTTGGCTTGGGGTTGTTGGCAAACCTATCGTATTGGAGATTGGACATAGGTGAACCTCGCTCTGGGATAATCGTTTTGCGCGTCGGTGATTGAGTCGTACTCTTCCTGGTGGGCGATGTCGCCGGTGCCGTCGCACTCTCCGCAGTCAACGAGGCTGTGGCCAGGATTGATCGGGTTGCGATCGGCTACCTTTCCGTAGCCGTCGCACTCTCCGCAGTACTGAGTGATTTT